CCATCGTGGTATCACCAGACGTGACTGTTAGTTCCATCCGAGGACCAATCGAATCGGCTTTGATTGATAAGCCTCACTTCGCCGACAACTCCTGGCCAGTGGGCAGGAAAACTGATGTCCCACTTGACTATATCGCCTGTAAGGCTTCCCGAATTACGAGGCAGATCGTTTCTCAATATGAACTGCCGCACTGTGGGCATCATCTGATTGGTCAGCCACCACTGCCGCCGTTCGACCGTTGGCTTATGCCGGTCAAAAGAAGGCCCCCCCGGTCTGGAAACAGGAGCGCAACCCCACAGGACCATGACCGCACCTACAACACATGTCAGCAGATTAGTCATTCAGCCCAAGTTAAACTGTCCGTGCCGTGTATCTGTCGTTCGGCGTCAGGCTTGGTGTAAAGCTCGTCGGTTTTTGTAACGGCGTCGTTAAGTGTTGTGGTTGTGTCGCCAAGCCAGCGCGTCCAAAACTGCAAGGACCATGTCAAGGCCGTGTTGTTTAGAATGGAAGCGCTCGGTAGAACGTCTCCGGGAAAACGGGTGAAATCCTTCATGATGAGGCGAGTCTCCCAATCTTGAAGGAGTGGGCAAGGAAAAAGACAAGGAAATGGCATTACTCGACTGAGCGGCGGGCACACGCCCAGAACGCCGTTCCACTCAAAATCTGGTATGCCGGGCCAGCACGGCCCGGGTGCGTGTGAGCAGGTCCAGGTCTCCGAAATGGCGGTAGGTGCCGTGGTATTCCCAGAGTCTCGAAAGACCGAGGCGGTCGCGGTTTTGGAACCACCAGCACACCTGCTCGAGGGCGGCCTGTTCGAGGTCCGCTGGCAGTGGGGTCTGGCCCGGGCCGGGCGCGGCACTGGACGCGACAAATCCGCCCGTGTAGATCACGCGGGCCTGCTGGGTGTCCGCGCCGATGGGTTGGGCCAGGCACAGCACACAGCGGTGGCGGATCAAGTAATCCACATCGGTTTGCTCGGTCCAGCCTTCCGCTTCGGTGGTTTTCAACTCGAACCGCGTAATGCCTTCCACCGGAGCGCAACGCAGGTTGATCCGGGTGTCGCCGGGAACGAACTCCTGCTCAATTCCCTCCGTTCTGGCGAAGGTGCGGTTGCATTCGCGGTCAAACCGCGCCGAGACAGCGAGGATGGCGTTGGCGAGCAGCGTGTCCCATTGGACTTCGAGTTCGGTCAGGCCCAGGCGGGCGCGAACGGCGGCGAGAGTTGTCAGCATAATGGTTCAAGAGTGGGGCGAATATTGAGGGAAGGGTTGTGGTGGAAGGAGGGCTGGAGCGGCGCGTTGTCAGATGCCGCTCCAGCCCGTTTGAGTTAGGCCGCGGCGGTGGTCAGCGCGGCGGTGGCGTCGTTGGCGGCGTAGTCGAAGTCAATTTCCTCGATAAACCGCACGGCGAGTTGGTCGTTCGAGAACCAGACGTGCTCGGAGGTGTCAATGCGCGGAGCGCCATGCTCGCCCATCCACCAGAACGACAGCGCGCCAAACACGGCGAGGCACTTGTCCGCCGCCGCCGCCGTGCCGTAGGGCTCGAGGACGTCGGTCCACACAATCGGGTAGCCATCGAGCATGGCCGAGCCGTCCGGCAGGCGTTGGTACACGGTCGGCTCGGCGGCGGTGCGAAACGAGCAGAGGCGCGTTTCCCAGGTGCTGTCCAGGTAATAGGAGGAGAGCCGCCCGTTCAGCGCGGCCTTGTTCACCAGCCGGCGCACCGCGCGGAAGTCATCGAGCGTGGCGTCGCTGGGCTTGGTCTTGGTCGCCGCGAGCGCTGTCACCTTGCTGTTGTCGCGCGCGGTCTGCACCACGCCCCTCACCTGCTCGTAGCCCGCCGTGCCGTCCGCGAGGAAGCCCCATTGGTCTTCGGCGCGGGCGAACTCGACCGCCCCGTAGCGGGCGAGGAAGCGTCCGAGCGAGACGATGCTCTGCTCGTCGAGCTCGCGCGGGACGCGGACGATGCCGCCGATCTTGTGGGACTCGAGGCTCGCGAAGGAGAGCGTGGGGCTCTTCTCCGGAATGGCGGCCGACATGGCAATCGAGCCGAAGATGGGCCGGGCGCCCACCCGCGCCGGGCGGGCGGTGCCCATGCCGATGGGATAGGGGAACATGCGCTTGCGCACGACGCCGAACTCGGAGATCAGCTCGCGCAGCTCGCCGCCAAACTGCGAGGGCAGCGGGACCTCGACCTGCGTGAGCGCCGCGCGCGTCGAGAGGTTCAGCGTCTCGCGCGCCTGCCGGAGGAGCGTGTCGCGCTGCGTCGGCGAGGAGCACAGCGCCTCGATGGTGCCGCTCTTCTCGCAATGCGCCACGAACGTGGCGGCCAGATGCCGCGCGCATTCCTCGCTGACGGACCCGGTGGCCCGGGCGCACGGCGAACCGGCTCGTGACGCGGACTGCCGCCGCAGCGCGGTCAACTGCTGCTGCATCTGCGCGCCCTCCGCCTCGATGCCCTTGATCTTGTCCGGGAGGGACTGGAAGTCGGGCCAGCGCTGGCGGAAATCGCGCAGGGCGACGTCGAATTCGGCGAGCTGCTGTTCGGAGAGCGGCGCGCCCGGATGGGTTTGTGTTGCTTGTGTCATCTGTGTGTTTCCTTTCGTTGTTGTTTGTTTGCGGATGGAGAAACGGGGATCAAACTTTGCGGAGCAGCTCGCGCAGGGCGCGCGCGAGCGAGAAACGAACTTCGGTTGGCGGGAGCGAGCGCACCATGTCCTCGATTTCGAGCAGAGTGTCCCGCCTCATCGCGCCGGTCTTGAGGCTGAGCATCAGCGCGTTCGGGTTCGCCGGCACGCCCACCGCCGAAACCTCGAGCAGCTCCTGCCTGAGGTAGCGCCTGCGCCAGGGCGTCTTCGCGGTGCCCTCCTCCCATTCAACCGGCAGGAAACCCACGCTCACCGCGTTGAGGAATCCGCCCTTGTAGAGAGCGTGGGCGATCTTCGCCACCGGGTTCGCCTCGGTCGCGAACTCGATCCGTTGAAACAGCCGCCCGTCCCGGACCTCTGTGATGATGGCCCGGCCAATGGTGTGAATCACGTCGCCGTAGTTGTGGGCGTTTTGGAACACCGGGTTCTTCCGGTAATGCCGAAGGTCCCAGCCCTCCGGGGCGATAACCTCGCCGTAGCGGTCGAGCGTTTCATCGCTCGAGATGAAATCCAGCACGGGCGCCATGCCGCTGAGGGGCGGCGAGGAGAGGGTGCCGGTCGGGGTGAATGGCTCGCTCACGCGAACCTGGACAGTGCCGCGGATTTGTTGGCTCATAAGTGTGTTTGTTTGGGGTTAGAGGACTTCGTGACCGTTGATCCAGCCGCGGTCCCCCCAGGGCAGCGGTTTGAAGCCAAGGTCGAGAACGCGGTTGAGTTCGTTGAAAGGCACACCCATGTCGAAGCCGGCCCGGGCCGCGCCCAGGCGCTCGCGCCGCGCCTTCTGCATGAGCGGCAGGCTGTCGAGATCAAACCACCCGTCGGCGCCGGGGTCTATCGCCCGAACCGCGCGCCGCTCCTCGGCCTCGATGCGCCCGCACAGCGGCGCGATGCGGTTCTCGATGAAATTATGCCGCGCGCCCTCCATGACGTCGTACTTGTTGTAGTCCGTGGTCGCGACGAGCTCCTCTGGCACGCCGAACGCCGCGCAGATTTCGGACCGTGTGAACTTGCGGTTCTCAAGGAACTGGAGGTCGGAGCTGGAGAGCTCGGGCTTCACGATCTCGGCCACGCCGCACAGGAAGGTCGGTCGGTCGGCCCGCCCGGCGCGCTGCTTGCGATTGATGAGCGCGGCGAGAATCTGCTCGCGCTGCTCATCGTCCAGCCAGCGGTCCGTGCGCACGATCACGCCGGTGTCGGCGTTGTTCTCGATGATCCCGCGCATGAACACACTGGCTGCAAAATCGGTGCGCGCGGCGTCGGCGGCGACGCGCAACGGGGCGAGGCCGCGCCAGAAGTTGAATGGGTTGGGCAGCTTCTCGTGCCAGACCTCCTCGGGGAGAAAGACCTGTGGCTCCGCCGGGCCGTGCGGCCCCGAGCCGCGATAGCGCCAGCCCGCCAGCTCGTGGTCCTCGATGATGTGATCGAACCGCTCGGGATCAAGCATGAGGACGCGCTTGAGCCGACGCCGCGGGCCGATGTCCCCGGCAAACCCCTCGCGCCCGGTGTCATCCTCGAAGACGGGGATGCGGAAGCACTCGCCGCGAAGCATGAGCCAGATGACGCGCAGCTCC